TGTTTTAAAAAATCCTATGGTGTATTACAAATATGATTTACAAGAAGGTGATACTCCAGAAATTGTTGCTTATAAGTATTATGGTGACTCTTATCGTTACTGGGTTGTACTGTTTGCAAATCAAATCATGGATCCACAATGGGAATGGCCATTAAGCTACGCAGCATTCAATTCATACATCAACGATAAATATGGATACAATCAATCTACAGGTATGTGGAGTGTCTTTGATCCATACGCAACAACATATCAGTTTCAAAAAATAATCACGAAATATGATGCTGAAAGTCAAATAACAACTGTAAATACTGTTGTGATTGATGAATTAACATACAATAATTTAAGCGAAACAACTCATTCTTATACTCTACCTACTGGTACCGTAACCATTACAGTTACAAAGAAAGTACTTTCTTATTATGAATGGGAGTTAGAAACAAATGATTCCAAAAGAACAATTAATATATTAAATGAAGTATATGTGGATGAATTAGAAAAACAATTTAAAAATCTTATGAAATAATTATGGAACAAAACGAAAATTATAGTCCGGTTGAATCTCCTGGAGATTATTATCCACAAGATTATTATATAAAGACATTAAATCTTTTGACTTCAAATGGCCAAACAATAGAATTAAAAAAACTCTTATTGGATATGTCTTACTATGAGGACATTTATACATTTGCAGCTTCTGGTCATATTACAATTATTGATGCACAAGGTTTTATTGAATTATTACAATTAACTGGTAATGAATTTATAGAAGTGAATTTTGGTAAAGTAAAAGATGCGCCAAATGAAAATATACAAAAATTCAGAGTTTACAAAACAGGCAATAGAAAGCCATCAGGTAATAATAATTCAGAACCATATACATTGTATTTCTGTTCTGAAGAATTGATGTTGTCCGAACAAATAAAGATAAGTAAATCATATTCTGGCCAGAAAATATCAGACATTGTTAGGGATATATTGGTAGATAAATTAAAAATTAAAAGTACAAACATTCAAACTATTGAAGAAACAACTGGCATGTATGATTTTGTTGTACCAAGAATGAAACCATTTGAAGCAATTAGTTGGGTTTCCACATACGCAAGACCAAAAATATCTGGCGACACAGCAGACATGTTGTTTTTTGAAACTAAAAATGGTTTCAATTTCAGGTCATTGCAATCTATGTACAAAGATGCCATTTATACAACTTATAGATATGAACCTAAAAATATAAGTTATGATAATCAAAATTTTCAAGATAAAACAACTCAAGTTTTAGAGTATGAATTCAATAAAGTATATGATATGATGCACGATATAAATTCTGGTGCCTTCGCAAATCGTTTAATATCTATTGATCCTACAACAAGGTCATATAATGTTACTGATTTTGATTATAATAAAAGTAAAAGTGATAAATTAAATCCGGCAGGAGTACTGAACGACCTACAAAATAGATTAGGTACAAATATAAGTCAAGCATTTGAAGGTGTATTAAAACTTGCTGTGGGTAATTCTGGTCAGAGTAATGTTCCCTATATCAAACAAAAAGAAGGTGGTTACGCTAAAGATATTTATATTGAAACTTTTATACCAACAAGAACCGCAGCAATTTCTCTTGCAAACTACACTTCAATAAAATTATCAATACCTGGCGATCCAGGTATAACTGCTGGTAGAACAATCAATTTCGATTTGTATTCATTGAAGCCAACTGACAATCTAAAAGAACTTGACAAATTTTATTCCGGAAAATACTTGGTGACTGCTGTTAGACATATTATACAACCAACAAGATATCAAACAATCTTAGAAATTGCAAAAGACAGTTCTAAAACAGCATATACACAGACTGATAATACGAGTCCGACAACTAAAGAGGCTATTTCAGCATGAACAATTTCATTGGCAAAGACGGATTCTTTTGGTGGGTCGGTGTAGTTGAAAATAGACATGATCCTTTAAATCTATCAAGGTGCCAGATTAGAATTTTTGGTTGGCACACTGAAAATAAACAATTATTAGACACAACTGATTTACCTTGGGCGCTACCTGTTTTACCAGTAAACAATTCAAAGACTTTTACTACACCAGTTGAGGGTGATTGGGTAGTTGGTTTCTTTTTTGATGGTGCATCTGGTCAATCTCCTGTTTATTTTGGAGTATTACCTGGTATTGCAAAATCATCTGCCGGTAGTACACAAGTTGGTTTTACCGATCCGAGAACAGACGGAGAATTGGCCAAAAGTCCTGCGGCGCCGGCACAAATAAGTTCTCTTGCTGATGGGTCGGGAACAACATTAAAAAACCAACCAGCCCAAAGAAATCCTACTACATCCAGTGTTGGTTATCCAAGTACGAACCTCTTAGCACAAAACGATATCAAAAATCCAGCACCATCAATTGCCCAAAGGTATTTGAATAATACTTCTGGTATTCCAGGACCTGAAGCAAAATCTTTAAATACCGCAATTGCAGGTGCAGCTCAAGGTGCTGCAAATGCCATACAAGGTACACCACAAAATTTTGAGTCAATTGTTCCAAAACCTGATGGATTGTCGAGTGCAATAAAAGGTTCTAGTGGTTCAGTTTCAAATTTGATGGGACCAGCATTTGATTTTGCATCTTCTGTATTAGGCAATGATCCTAAAACCAAAAAGGCAATTGAAGATGCAAAGAAAAAATTGGCAAACGATAATGTAGATAAACAAATTGCTGATGCTGAAGCCGCTGCGGCCAAACAAATAGAAAAATCATCAACATCAATGTCTCTTTCACTTGAATCATTGGGTCAAATGTCAGCGAATTTGTCAAACTCAATGTCTGCCAAATTATCAGGTATGTCTGGTGATGTAAAAACACAAACACCAGTTATTGTTGATTTAGGTGATATATCATCATTAACAGAGACTGCAACAGCATTTGAAACCAGCTTGTATAAAAATACAAAAGATGCAGACTTGGTATATTCTGGAAGTGATTCAATTGTTTGGGATAGAACAAATAGAGAAAGGCTGCGTAGAAAATTGCCGGATTTGGCCACAGCAGGATATCCAAGACCAGCAGAAAAAAAAGGAAATATATCCGCAGCACCAAAAGCAGATATTGGTGCGGTTGCACCAGCACCATTAGTTAATAAAGTTGCACCAAACCCAATACCGGATCAAGTTCCATTGAATCAGACTGGTAGTACACAACAAAAGTCTCTGGAAAACTCCATAACACTTTATGAAAATATGGTCAAACAAGATACACAAGATTTAATCAAAAAATTAGATACTTGTGTAACATACGAACAATTTGAAGCTTGGGTGTCAGAAGAACAAACTATATGGAAAAAATGTGATACGATGAGTTCTGATATTGAAAAATCTAGTGGTGATTCAACTGTCTTTACCACTTTGTATGTTTTTACAAAAAAATACAAAAAACAACTATCAACCGTTTTAGATAATAGAGTAGCAACAGTTAAAAAAGGTTAATTATGGCAACAGAGACAACAACAGCGTTACAACAATCAAATGCACAATTGGCTGCATTGACTGAAATCGTTAAAAATAAAAGCACATATGATAGTAGAGCTGACCAGGTAGAGGCGGTTGTAAATGATAATAATGCAACTGTTCAACCGGAAACACCCTATGATGCAAGATATCCTTACAATCATTCTATTACATCTGAATCTGGTCATTCAATTGAATTAGACGATACACCAAAAGCAGAACGTGTGGCAATTACACACAGGTCTGGCACATTTTCTGAAATACATCCGGACGGATCAAAAGTAGAAAAGATTTTAAATGATAATGTTCAAATTGTCGTAAAAGATAATGAAGTATTTGTTATGGGTAGTGAAAAAAGAACTACACAAGGTAATTTGAAATTGTATATTATGGGAAATGTAAAGGCACAGGTTGATGGTTCTGTAGAGTTGGAAGTAAAAGGTGATTTTGCACTAAAAGTAGATGGAACATTTAGTGCTTTAGCTGATTCCTTTAACTTTGTTGGTCCAATTAATCATGTTGGTGACTTCTCCAGTACAGGAAACATATTAAATCAAGGTAATATCTCAAGTGCAAAGAATATACAGGCTGAATTGGACTTTGTTGGTCACCAAGACTTTATATTAGACAGGAATGCAACTATAGGCGGAGATACCACTGTGCAAGGAACAACAGTAACGGGTGGTTCAATTAATTTGAATACACATACTCATTCTGACCCACAAGGTGGAAGTGTAGGATCACCACAATGACGGAAATTTCGATTTTTTGCGTTCCGGCCCAAGAATTTTCTCCACGACTTTCAAAATTTCAAAAAGTCATTCCACTTTTCGCTCATAAATAAAACATGGCAACTTTAACTAAGATATATTCAGACA